AGAAGCAGTAGCTCCAGTAATCTGCGCTTCGTCCATTCCTTTTTTAAGGAGCGGCTCTCTCGCAAATGCTGTTGAGCTAGCAACTGGAGTTTTTCCAGAAGCAAGCAAAGCAGTTGTCTTCACATATACTCTACCTCCGACTTCAACAACTTCATCGTTGCATATAATGCAGGCTTCGTATTTTTGTAGCAGGGGCTTTAAAGCCTCTAAAATATCTTCGGCGCTACGGTAATTGTAGTTTCCAAAGTTATTGCGTTGACCCTTGGGGGCTTTGAGTTCCGCTTGGATTTTGCAGAGAATATTTTTATCTCTCATAACCTCCACGGGTTCTATGTTGTTTTTATTTTCCATAATTTGTAATAAGTTTACGATACAAGGCTGTGCGCTGTTTTGAGTTAGTGCAAGACTTTATTTCACTTTTTTTTGCTCCAAGTTTTCTTAACGCAAATACTTGGTCGTCAACGATTAAGCGATTAAAACGTCCAGACAACTGCTTTAATCCCACGGGATGGAGAACATTTGTGTCCCCCTTGTCTAAGTAATCAGCCATATTTCTAAGTATGTCTGACAGCTTGGCTTCGGAGCTTGTGCCAAATCTTCGGAAGCTATTCTCGACCCTGCCCAAGAATGTATTTGCTTCCATCGATATAACTCCGCGAACCATGCCAGAAGTGTGATTGTGATCCACACAGGGTTTAGAGCATACCGTCATCATTATCGGACACTCCTTCGGAAGATTCTTCTCTCTGTATTTTGCTAATTGGGAATACTTTAGATACGTCATAGTCTTCGGTGCTTAATACGTGAATCCTCATTCCACGTTTGGTTGTTAATGTATTTTGATTTCTCTTTTTACTTTTACCAAATGCGAATTTAAACGCAGTGTTTTCATCCTTGGCTATTTTCCAACAGCAGTATGTTGTGTCCGAATCGTCGTCCAGATGTTTATATTTAAATAGATAAGCATTCATTACATGAAGTCCATCCAATAGATTTCGGCAGTTAGTTTAAATCTTTCTATGCCCTTCTGCATTTGTTTCCAAGTCCATTCCTTGTGGTAATGTTTTTGGGTTCTGATGTCCACACAAACACTCATGATGGTCGGAAGATATTCCAAGTCCCACATCCTAGCCAACATCCAGCTTTCGATGGCTAGCTGGGTGCAGTCCTTCTTCTCATAGAACTTGCCGCCGCGACCCTTGCAGTCCCTACACTTGTAGTCCGCCATGAAATACTTACCGTCTGACAGCCGACCAATGAAGTCCACTGATCCAGCCACCTTGATCTCGTCGTCCCACGCAATCAATTCGCTGGCAATGGGTTCGATGTTCTCATCCTCGATGTATTTAATGAAGGGTTTAGCCCAAGAGTCCCACACGCTATCCATGACGGGATTTTTGTTTGCCAGTATAGCATTGGTGTGATCCTCCAATCTAGCATGAACGGTTGTCCCAAACTCCGAGGATGTTATATCGCTTCCATCTTCTGGAGAGACGCGCATTCCGTATTTACGGGTTTCAATCTCACGCTGGCTGGCTTCGGGAAACTCCCTAGCTAGCTTTATATATTGCTCTGGTGACCATATGCCGTCTAAAAACGGATCTTTTATTATTCCCATTACAGTAGTAACTGAGGGGTAGGCTCCTAATCTCTTAGCTTGGGCTGGTGTGTTTGCCTTGGTTAAGAAGGGTTCTTTGTCGCAATCATAAAAATGACTCATGTTTAGTAGGGTTCTGTGTTTATATTATGAGAGTCCAATGGTATTGGTTTCTCATTATTGAGATGGGTATTATCATTCTTGATAATGGGTTTCTTGGATTTGATAATGGCTTTAGTCCAATACTTATCCTTTTTCACCTCCATCATTAGACTGTTAGATAAGCTATACCAACGAGTTTTGTCGTATGCCATCTTATTGAATGAGTCGCTGACCAGTGCGGCTTGCTTCTCAAGTTTTCTAAAAGACCTCCATATCTGCTGGTCAGAAAGGAAGGGGAATATTGAACGCCACTGCGCTCTGGAGTTATACGTCCAATACCTCCCCTTGTGGTAGTTTCTACCATCCTTTTCGTTGACCAAGACATAGAATATAATTTTGTGTAGTATGACAGCCTCCTTGAGTCCATACTTGGACGCTGTAGCCTCATCAAATCTTAACATTATAAACCGTGGGTTATGCGTGGGTTATAGATGGGTTAACCGTGGGTTACGGATGGGTTAACCGTGGGTTATCCGTGGGTTCTTTCTTCGGCTTGCTTTTGAAGGTGCATATCCATAAGGAAGGTAACCGCTTCAATCATTGCGTTGGAGTCCTCCCAAGGATAAGTGCAGAGAATGGCATCATTCTCCGTATCATATACTATTATCTCTCCATTGCCCATCTCTCCCTTTGAGTGGTGTCCAATGTTATGCTCATGGATGAAGTCAACCATGTCATCCACAGAATATTTGTCCTGCTTGGATTCCTTGGGAACAATCTCGTAGTGCCAGTCAACCAGATATTCATCTTCCATGGATTCCGCTACCCCAAACAGAAGATCATTTGCAGAATTCTTTACAGTAAAGATTCTAACCGAACCATCGTCGTTTAGCATTTCGTTTCCATCCTCGTCGATTTTAGTGAACTGGATGTCGTGAACTTGTATTTCGTATTTTTTATTACTCATTGTTATATTTTTTATTGGTTATACGGGTGCTGAATGCCTCCGCAGGAATAGGTATCTCATTTTTGATAAAGGGTGTCAACTGTTTTTTGAAGAAAGTTTAGGGTCGGAGTTTGTCCATAGTCGATTTTACCCTGTGTATGCGCAAAGATATGGGGTATCATGGGGGCTAGGAATCGTTTTGATTTGCGCCGAGGGGTAGGGTCGGAGTTTGTCCATAGTGGGTCGTGGGGCATCGCAGATTTTTGCTTGCGGGTAGGCACAAAAAAAGCCCACACCCCGAAGAGTGTGAGCTTGTCCCGATAGCGGGAACCTTCCAGCTAATTCCAGCTAATCTGCCTGAGCCTCGCGTTCGTCGCGGCATAGCTTGGCTACCTCCGCGATTGTCTTGACCTCACCAGTCTCTGGGTTGGTTAGGGTTTCGGTATCGCCGCAAGGCTGGCAGTATTCCAGCCAGTCATCGCCCAGCACTAGGTGCTGTGTGCCGCCCACTGGACGGCGTGTATCGCATATATTGCAGTAGTCGCTCATGATTTATAGGTAGTGTGAGATGATTGTGATGGCTAGCAGTATGCCACCCACGGTGATGCTCCAGAATACGATATACGCACTCTCAGCCTGTTTTTCTGTTTTGATTAGGTTACTTGGTTTTTCGATTTTCATTTTATTAGTAGTTGGCGATTAAGAAAGGCATCGGTCGCATCAGCGATCCAATTGATTTCTTGTTCAGTGGGTTTGCCCTCCTTCCTAAAACGCTTGTTCAGTGCCTTCTTAACGGTAGCACGTTGCCCAGCTTTCCAGTTGTAGTGACGTTTGCCGACGATGACATCGACCTCTTCTCCGCTTTTTAGTATTTGTTTCATGTGTCTTTCTTTCTATTTGTAGAAGATGTGCCGACCAATGATGGTGGTAACCTTCATGTGTTTGTTCCAGTATGGGTTGCAGTAGTCTGCATGGTAGTGGTCTGCTCCGTTAGTGTAGTTGGTTTGCGGATACAGTGTAATGAGAAAAGCCTCACCCCATCTAGGGTGAGACTTGGCTTTGGCTATCTGTGCGGCTACCTCCTTGCCACCCCAGCATGAAAACTGGGATGGTTGTAGGCAGACCTCGCTCAGTGTTAGCTGGCGTTTAGCTGATCGGTTGGCGATCACCTCGTATACGGCGCTCATCGCACCCTCAGAGTATTCGCCGCCAGCCTCCAGTATGATGGTTGCTGTGACGATCTCTGAGGATGTCTGGGCGGGTGCTGTGCATATCGAGACCAGCCAGAAGATGCAGAGATAGAATACTATTTCCATTGTGTGTGTATTCATGCTCTTAGTCTTTTAGGATTTCACGCATCAGACGAGTAGCTAACTCGTTGGCTTCTTCGGCGATGACGCTTCTGGCGAAGTGTTCATTCATTCGATCTCGACCTCGCTTGATCCTTTCGGTGTGTGGTTCGATGTAAGCCGCGATAGTGTTCAGACCCATGTTGCGATACTGCTGGGTGTTGATGTCATCATCACATAGGCAGGAGTCGGTAAAGATTACCGATGTCGTGCTTTGCTTGATGATCCTATCGAAGCGCTTCATGCACTTCATCACCTGTTCGCCGTTGCCGTCTGGCTTCAGCGAGTTGATCCACTCGTCGCTGTCATCCTTCTTCACCCTGTATGACTTCGCCCTCCAGCGCTCGTTCTGAGTCAGTAGAATCTCCAGATCGATCTTGTTGCGCTTGGCTAAGTTGCGGAAGGCTAGTGTGAATTCCTTGCCGCCGTGTGTTACCCATGTGGATTCCATCGATCCGCTCATGTCTATGATCAGCGTCAGCGAGCGCTTACCGTTGGCTCTGCCTCTGTTTAGGAACGGAGTCTCACTGCCCTGCATGGCTTGAGTCGCGTCCAGCTTGTGACCATTACGTGTGAGCTTATTCTTCACGACCTTGGCGTTGTTAATCACCTTATTCAGTGATCTCGATATGCGAGATATCTGGCGATCATTCATTGCCTTGCGCCTAGTTGACCACTCACCAGCCGCTTTGTTCTGCGGATGGTTGTCATCAAACTTGTCACCCAGCACGCCGTCCTTCTCCTGTAGGGAATCAGTCATGGGCGCATTGGGATCGCGAGCCTCGTTGATGCTGTCACTTGCGATACCATCGGGAACCTCCGCTCCGAATATCTCTATCCACTCTTGGCAGATTGGGATTAATTGCATCGAGCTAGCACACGCACAGGCTCGACGGTAGAAGTCTAGCACGATGAGCCTAGTCTTCTTTTCCTTACCTTGATACAGCATACTATCAGCGCCCGTCCACTTGGGAACGTATGCGCTGGGTTGTTTCTTGATGCCAGCCTCGTTGGTTTTGGTTGCCCATA